ACGTCGGGAACTATAATTGCCGCGTCGTCAATAGTGGCACGCTTGTCATACCACCTGTAAAGACGCGCGCAATCACAGATTGGGAATGGGATATGATGACAGACTTATGAACATATATGCCCGGCTATATATTGAAGATTGTCAGATAAATATGACTCCTCCGTGATTTTCTGTAACGACGACGAATTTAATTTTAATATCGGGGTGGTCACGTTTAATAAATTTTAACATCATTTTGGCATATTTGTGCGCCTCTTCTATATCTAGACTAGGAGGGACGGGGATGTACGATCTCACCGATTTTTTTAAAAATGTATAAGACCATGTGGGCATGATTTTTTTACCGAGTATCATTGATGAAAGATTTACACTTTTAGTACTCCGTTTGTTTCTGATATATCTATCTATAGAAGAACCCTGTGTAACCTGGATATTTCCCATATATGTCAAATTATTCACTTCATTTGGTAAAAATTTATACACTCGAGATATATCATACCCCTTATCTAACGCAGACTTACGTTTTTTATAAGCATTTAACATCGAAATCGTTCCCGGGCGATCGTTTTTGTATTTTTTAATTACTCGTGTAGACACACTTGATAATTCGTTGATATTTGCAGTATTCGTAATTTCGTTCCGATTTTTATCTCTATTACGATTCATATTTGCAGTATTCATAATTTCATTCTGCCTTATTTTGAATATTCTCGGATCTCTATCACGGTTCATATAGTATCATATAACATTTTATATATGTCTTTCAAATATAATATATTCTGGAAATATGTTTTTCAGTCTATTTTTATGTTTCATGTAGATGGTAAGTTTTTCATGATTTGACATGGACTCTGTGAAAAAGTCGATTTTTTTTAGTTCGTGATGTACTTCAAGCTCGATGCGAAACCCCCTATTACGTTCGGGGTGAAGATCTTCGAGTAATTGCCAGGTTTCATTTCTAAACCTGCGAACGGCATCCGTTACAAGTAGATCTTCTTGCAATATAATTGCAGAATAACTACGCAACTGGTTGCGTAGGGTGCCGACACGTCGTACGACATTCATTTACATATATTATAACACACGTTTTTAAGTCTACTTATTCACACCGATGAGTAAACTTATTAACGAGGCTACTTCAATGAGTATTAAGGCTTGTTGAGACATGACAAGAAGTTTGGCTCGTGTAGTTTTAGGGGCGAATTCCCCATATCCAACACTTGACATGGTCGTAAAGGAAAAGTAGAATGGGTCGATGAGTGATGTAAACCCGAATTCAACTGGTTTCAACGTGGCGTATAACAGGCCGTACATGAGTGTTATTACAATCACAGAAACCGGAATATGCATTTATTATATATACATATAATAAATGTGGCTGACCCTGACCCTATTGGGTATCATTTTATACATTTTAACCATACGGGTGAAAAGGGAAAGATCTATAGACTATAAATGTTTTTTACTGACACTCCCCACGTCCAAGAAAAGAAAAGAAACATTTTTAAAATCCCATGACAATACTATACCCCTGGAAATAATATACGGGACAGATACCAAAAAAATTGAGAATATATCAGATTTTAAACATCTCATCAAACCCGAATATTACAGGGAAGCTATTCGAATGCATTACAACCCTTCACGTAAACGCCCCGATATTACATATATAAACGCGGGGGCTATAGGGTGTTACATGGGACATATGGATTTTTACGAGCGGTGCTTTGCTCAAGGTTTGAAATATGCCGTGATGTTTGAAGATAATGTAATCGTTAAAAGTCCTGAACTTTATGCACAAATTCAAGATGTTATCGACACACTGGGAAACAATTTCGAGATCTGTTTTTTCCACTGCTTATCCAGATTACCTGATGGTCAAGAGAAGGGGTTAGAAAGTGTGAAGTGGATCACGAGTATGAAATGTTACCTCGTGAATGTCGAAAATATGAAGAAATACTATCAACATTTCTTCCCAATCGATAATCATGTCGATCTCAAACACGAAGATATTATCGCAGAAGGTGCAAGAGTATTTTATAAAGATTCTCGAGATTATATGAAAATCGATAGAACTGGTCCAAGTACTATCGGTCATCACGATTGGGGGTATAAACACCGCTTTTCGCGCCAATATCCACATCTTACAACTGAAGTGTTGAAAATGGGGTATTAAATCGAGACTATACTGCGGTGTGTTCGTCTATACTCCGTCGACTAGTTCTACTACCAATTTTCGTAAATGCACCTAACCACCGATTTACAGCACTGATTGAATTAGTAGCCGACCCTGTGTCATCGGAAACAAGTACACTCAAGCCATTACACACATCGGGCTTATTTTCCTTATCCGGAAACTGTTTCAGAAACGCATGTATAGTCTCAGCCGGGATATCGGGAGAGTCGTCGAGTAGTCTATCGTAATCTTCGCGACATTTCATTACAAATTCCACTACACCCGCGCGATGTCTTACATCTAACGAGAGTTCCATATCTATGTTTCTATAAAATTTAGACCACTGTACACACATAGCAGAATGCCCCTCAGATAAACTTAAACTTTGACTAAACTTACTTATGGATGTCAATATCCCCCCCATAACGTTTAAAAATGCAAAAAAGTATTGAATAGCGATAATACGCACCTTCATGTCATTACTCAAGTCGCTATTCCCACTCGGGTTAAGTACTGCAAACCCACCAACACCCGTTATACTCGCTATAATAATACTCGGATAGGCTAAATAATCATTTGTTTTCTTGAACGACAGTCTCGCATGATTATGTAACCATCTATACCCGGCAGCCTTTTCTGCCCATTTTATTAACAATTTTTCTTGTTTATCACACCAAGTACCACAATGGGGCACATCCGATTCACCCATATAGATTTAACTGATATATTTTTCGAGATCCGGTTTCATCTCCTGTACCCACCACTTCTTTTCGTCTGGGTCCCATTTTGCGCCATGAGATTTGGCTACATCTTTTTCATCATAAGGAACGTTCAATAAAATGCGAGCGCCTTTCACCGCAAGCGGTTCTACTACCCATTTCAAAGCTTCCTCTTCAGATGTAAATGATTTATATACAGCCCCACTGTACCCGTCAATCTGCGCCTTAGCGTCCTTCCACGTGGTGTACACCCCGGGAATATGTCCCCGAATGACCCTATAAAACTTGTTTTTACCAGACTTAACGATTCCACCGGCACTCGTAAATGCTAATTTATCCACTTCTTCATTCTTTGGATCCCCATTATGCGCCTTTACCCACTTCCAATTGACATATTTCAATTTACTACGAGCTTCATCAATAGCGATCCACAATTCTTTATTTTTTACCGCAGTCCCCGTAGACGTTTTCCATTCGTTTTTTTTCCAATTTATTATCCAACTGCTAATTCCGTTCTTCACATACTGACTATCGGTGAATATACAGACTTCGTCTATATTTCGTTTTCCACATTCTTCTAACGCTTTCAGAACCGCAGTCATCTCCATAACATTGTTAGTCGTGTTAGACTGTTTACCACTAAGTTTAAAGTCATTTCCGATAGCACCCCAACCACCACGACCGGGATTACCCAGGCAACTACCGTCAGTATAGACATCGTACATATTCATTTAACGTGTTTCTCTTTTATATCATGGTACGTTGAAGCTTTCTTGGGTGTTTTACATATAGTATCTCCACAGTGGTCCCTGTTCTGATAGATAGAGTTTATAGAAGTTGAAATTTCGTTACACGACTTCAACGACCACCGACCCAATACAGGTTTATCGATTTTAAATAATAATCCAAATATTTTCTTAATCATTATCTATCTCTGGGGGGGTACATTTAATTACGTTTTCAGGTTTGAAAAAATCATTAAATGGGCAAAATTCACAACGTCTGTGACGTATCGCACAGTCTAGTACATCGGCATTTTTCATACAGGGTTTTTTCATGGCATTTTTTCGTTGTCGATACGTCCGTCGCCGAATAATAGAAAAACATACCGGGGTTTGACCTAGAGCTAACATATAATAGTAAATAGAATATATCTTTTAAGATAGATTTAGGCGAGTTCATCTTCAACTTCTATTTTAAGTTTACAGTCAGCTTTCGGGTAAGCCACACATAACATGGTATACCCCCTCATCATTTGATGTTCATCAAGAAAGGATTGAGCATCTTGGCTTACATGACCCCACACTAATCTCGCCACACACGCGGAACACGTACCCTCACGACACGAATACGGAAGATCGAGTCCTTCTTGTTCCGCAGCGTCTAGAATATACGTATCACCGTCACATTCAAACGTTTCATCACCACCGGGTGTAATCAACGTAACTTTATAGTTCGCACGAACAGCTACACGAGACTTCTTCTTGATAAGACGAGTTCGTGGTACAATGGGTGACTTAAGATGACAAGTGGTAAGGGTAGACATGATAGTTGACCATGGAGTTTCGTTTTTAAATAGCATTATTCGTGCAATTTAAAAAGGATTGTTTTATATATTTTTTACTATCAAACGAATATTTGATACTTAGTTGCTGAAAGCCAAACCGCCCATTCCGCTTTGAATGCGGAGGACGTTGTAGTTAACAGCGAACATGTTGAGGTTGGTCGCGACGGCGCCCGCCTTGGTCTTGATGGCAACTTGCGCGTTATCGATGCGGGAGAAGTTGCAGGTACCGGTCGGCTGGTGCTCTTCGGGCTTGAGCGCGAAAGAGTACGAGTACACACCGGGCAGAGGCGAGCCAGTGTGGTGGTTGTAGGCTTGGACTTGGTTGAAGTACTTACCGGTTTGCTCCTTGAAGCGGTCTTGGCCGTTAAGCACAAGCTTGAACGTGTCGACGGGGCCGGCAAGTTCTTCGGTCCAGGCAACACCTTCGGAAGTCGCTTGCAGAAGGGGGGCACCGGTCATCGCCGTGGCGACGAAGCAGTTACCGGAACTGGCACCCGCGCACACGTTCGACGCGAGGGTCGCGACAGACGAGCTGGTGAAGTTCCACAAGTTGGAACGGGACACCGAACCCTGGTCAGCGCACCACACAAGCTCCTTAACGGGGTGGTTGTAGGAGAGGCGGATCTGCTTGACCTGGCCAGCGCTGGCAAGAGCGTCGGAACCGGTATGCTGAACCTGCTCGATCAGGTATTCGTGACCCTTCTGGGCGAAGCGGCGACGCTCTTCGGTGTCCAGGTAGATGTAGTTGGCGTACACCTTGAAGGTGGAACCATCGGTGTATTGGTCGAACTCGGAGGACAGGTCGAAATCCAAACGGACTTCGTGGTACTGGAGCGCGATCAGGGGGAGCGCCAAACCGGGGTTGCGGTTGAAGAAGAAGATCAGAGGGAGGAAGATCTGACCGGCATCGGCACCGGGGGTGGTCATCTTACCCCAAGACGCCTTCTTGGACTCATCGAGGTACAACTCGGAGTACAAACGCCACCACCTTTGGTAGTGCTTGTCGATGCGCTGACCACCGATGGACAGTTCAACATCCTTGATGGCACGCTCCGCGGCGAAGCACGTGTCATCGGCGGCACCGGTGATTTCCACGAGACCAGCCTTGGCCTTCATCTCGACGTACATGTCGGCGACGAGGTCACCGTTACGGGCGACGGTCACGGAGACACGGCCGTTGTCAGCGGGGTTACCGTTGACGGTTTGTTCGATGTTTTCCATCGCGAAGTTGGTGTGGCGCTTGTAAACAGCCTGGAAGAAAGTTACAGCGGGGTTGCCGGTCAGGTATACATCCTGGGCACCGTAAGCTACGAGTTGCATGAGACCACCGGCCATTTTTTTTGTTGTACTATACACCAACATTTTATTTCAGCGCGAAAAAACATGCACCCTTTTTCCTGTGTGTACATAAAATGTCAACCACCCCCGAGAAGAAAGAAGAGTCTGAATATGAGTCCGAGTCTGAGTCCGGGTCCGAGTCCGGGGTCGAGGAAGTTGTTGGTGCTGAAGATGCGATTGACCTCGCGGAATATGAAAGTGAAGATGAAGGTGAAATCGACCCCGTAGGTATCATGGTCGAACTTTTAGAAACTGCTCTGATCACACCCGAAGGTGAGACGGTCTGCAGTGCACTCGTGAATGTGGGACGGCAAATTGAAATACAAAATAAAATTATGGTCAAACTTTTGACCACGCTTCAAAAAAATTGAGCTTAGAAAAATGACCCCCTAATATAGAAAATGTCAGAGGGTACTCACTTCATCAGCGAAAATGCTGGGCACGAGGAAGCAAACAGTGCCATGAGGACAAATGAAATTAAAACTTTTAGCGATGTAGAGTTCAAACACTTCATCGACGAATTGGAACATATGTGGAAGATTAACGAGCATAACGATCAATACTTGTCTTACCGAATTGGATACGATAATTTTTTTACAAAAAACGAACTTAGTGAAGATGGTCTACCCACGAGTGTAAATATCGAAACGATCTGCACCAAATACAAAAACGTTCGAGATGGCCTGTGTGAATTATATCATAGGGCCGACACACTTAAACTCTTGGAGTTCGAACGTGAGAATGAAGACGTGAAAATGGCTACGAGAATTAACCGTCTGATCGATCAAGTAGATGATGCTTGGCAAATTGTATTTCGTAACGCTCGCATTTATGATAGAGTAAACAACCCTACATATGTTCCAATTAACCCAGAATCCGACCCATCTCTTTTCCGTGTATCCACAATCGCGAACATTCAAGAGCTTTCCCCATTCCAACAGTCTATTTTACAAACACTTCGGTACCTTTACGAAAACAACATTAAGAGATACAAAGGACAATGCTGTACTGAAATTAAAACAGCATCTGGGGCTTCTACGAGAGCGTGGAAACCCATACAGACGATCCAAGAGTTTGTGTACAGTGTCAGTAAGAAGGAGATACATTTTGAACTATGGAAAAATTTGACATCGCGTGGGACTGGTCATCGTGACGTTATCACGTATCTATCAAATTGTAACGACATGCAATTTCCCGACATTGTCAAGAACCGTCATGTATGGTCATTCAACAATGGTATTTTCATCGGTAAAGAACGGTTAGATAAGGACGGCGCCTATAAGTCTTCGTTCTACACGTACGATTCACCCGAGTTCAAATCACTCGATCAAACTGTTATGAGCTGTAAATACTTTGATCAGGAATACACTGACCATTCACAACTTGAGGATTGGTACGATATCCCCACGCCATATTTCCAGTCTATTCTGGATTACCAGAAGTTTGACGAAGATGTGTGTAAGTGGATTTACGTTTTAGGTGGTCGTCTATGCTTCGACGTTAACGACATGGATGGTTGGCAAGCGATTCCTTTCCTAAAGGGTGTTGCGCGCTCCGGTAAGTCTACACTGATCACGAAGGTGTTTAGAAAGTTCTACTGTACGGAGGACGTTCGCACGCTTTCAAACAATGTCGAGAAGAAGTTCGGTCTGTCTTCCATTTACGACGCGTTCATGTTTATCGCCCCCGAAGTTAAGAATGATCTCGCACTCGAACAAGCTGAGTTCCAATCCATTGTGAGCGGAGAAGACGTCTCGATTGCGGTAAAACACGAGAAAGCCAAATCTATCGAATGGAAAACGCCGGGTATTCTTGGTGGGAACGAGGTGCCCCACTGGAAGGACAACTCGGGAAGTATTCTGCGCCGTATTTTGACAGTCAATTTTGGTAAACAAGTAAAAAATGCCGACCCTACGTTAGATGTGAAGTTAGAGAGTGAACTCCCTGTCATTCTTCAAAAATGTGTGCGCGCGTATTTACTCTATTCGCAGCAGTACGCCAATAAGGATATCTGGAATGTTCTTCCGGAGTATTTTAAGAAGGTGCAAAAACAGGTCGCACTCGTTACCAGTCCACTCGAGAACTTCTTACAGTCGCATATGGTCAAAATAGATGAGAACTCTACTTGTCCCATGACCGTCTTCCAGGATGCATTCAATAACTTCTGCGTATCCAGAAACCTTGGTAAGAAGACCATCAATTACGACACGTATATCGGGCCATTCAGTCAGAGAGATCTATCGGTGGCCGTCGATTCGCGGCTGCATAATGATATGATGTACGATGCACAGGAATTTGTAGTGGGTCTCGACGTGGTCGTGTCTCTTAACAATTAAAATGTACGCGTAAAATATATGGGTCAGTTTAACCATTTCGTCAATAACGAAAATATACCATCGTTTAATGAAGTCTTACGATCTGAACCGTACTTAACAGACGCTAACCGAAATAAACTACAACGTGCGCGCACAAAGGAGAACATGCGTGTATACGATAAGATGACGAATCTGACACAGAAGAGAGTTGAAAATTCTAATGTCATGAAACTCGTGGTGAGTCCACTCCAACTCGGATTTTTTAACGCTATAGTCAACAGGGAGTATGACGCGAAGGCAAAGCGTATCAACTTAGAAAATGTAATTAATAAACCTATACCTGGCAGGGTTACGTTACCGGGTACGACCTTAGATATAGAAGTTACGAATATCAAGTTGATATATGGTCGTTACACTGGGGGTATGGAACGTTCCAAGTCTGGTATAGTCGGTAAATTTAACCCGGCGACGAACTATTTCATGGCACAGATAACTGCGAATATGTATGATGGGTCCGTTAGACAAGGTGTAAACTTCCGCATATATAGGAATGGTAAAATACACTTTTCGGGTGGGTTCATGAACAACGACATCACACACGCTGGGAAAATTCAAAAGTACATTGTAGACAATTTTACAAATAGAGAAAACTTTTTATACAATCCTATAATTTATAACAATATCACTGGTCAATTTAAGATAAATGGTCGGATCGATTTGACGAAAGTAGCTAGAACATTTGCAAAGACTGGCAAAGTTGAATACGAACCAGAACTTCAAGCGTCTTTACGCATGGAATATAAGGGTAGAACATTCCAACTGTTTACGTCTGGTGTGA